AACTGGAACAAGCGTGTGGATCCTGTGAATTACCACAAGGCCACTGCTCCCATTACTCAGAAGCAGATCGCTGAAGCCAAGAAATTCGTTGAGGAAAATGGATATGAGAAGTCCTTTGCAAGGAGGCTGGTCAGCATTGATGATATCAAAGCATCTGAAATTCTCCACCTCAATTCCGGAGATGGCAAGGTCAAAGATGTGTCCGTATTTGATTCGGTGAAAGCCTCCTCAACTCGCCACAAACGTAGTGAGTTCAAGAAGCTGGAAGAGGTTCCCATAGACAAGTTTATGTCTGATATCCTGCCCTCATGCACTTCAGTTGAGGCTTACTTGGAAAACAGGATGGAAGGAAATCTCGTCACCCTGACCAAAGCTGTGGATGACACTGCAAAGCAAATCACGAAATGGAATGGTGAGGCCAACAACTATTCCTGGACTTTCAAAGGCAACCTAGCCGGAAAATCCCAGATAAAGCAGGCCGTAAAGGATGCTGGTGGGAATGTAGAAGGTGTTCTGAACTTTAGATTGGCCTGGAATGATGGTGATGGCAGTGACAACTCTGATTTGGATGCTTGGGCACAGGAACCTGGTAATACCAAAATTGGATATAACACAGGATTCAGAAAGGATCTAGGCAGAGGTAATTCCAGATCACCCCTGTCCGGTCAGTTGGATGTGGACAATACCAATCCACAGGGCAAACTCGCAGTTGAGAATATCACTTGGATAGATCAATCCAGGATGCGTGATGGCGTGTACAAATTGTGGGTAAATCAATACAGCGCACGTAATTCCCAGGGATTTAAGGCTGAGATTGAATTTGATGGGGATGTCTTTTCCTACGAATATAATCAGCCCGTTCGTGGTAATATAGCTGTAGCGGAAGTTACCTTGAAAGATGGGCAGTTCTCTATTAAGCACGGACTTCCTGAAACCATGTCCTCAAAAGAAATGTGGGGATTGGCAACAAACCAATTCCATAAAGTCAATCTGATCTGTAAATCCCCCAACCATTGGGGAGAAAATGCGATTGGAAATCAGCACTACATGTTTATGCTGGCTGACTGTAAGGTCGATGCACCTGTCAGGGGATTCCATAACGAGAACCTGCTTCCGGATTTGCTCAAGCACAAGAAGGTGCTGGAGGTTCTGGGAGCTACGAATATGATCGAACCATCTGATAAGCAATTATCAGGTATTGGATTCAATGCCACTGTAAGAGATGAACTGGTGGTAAAATGTGCCGGTACTCATCGAAGGATGTTAAAAATTAAATTCTAAATCATAAGATCATGTACAAAAAAGCAAGTCAATTACAATTACGTTTCAACACAACAAAAGGTCAATTGACCGTAGAACAATTGTGGGATTTACCCCTGGCCATGTTAGATTCCCTGGCCGTTTCCCTGGAAGAAGAGTATAAGAAATCCGGTAAAAAGTCTTTTCTTGTGGCCAAGTCGAAAAAGGATAAGGAGCTAAAGCTCATGTTTGATATTGTCCTGGACGTTCTGACTACGAAAGTAGAAGAAGCTGAAGCAGCTAAGTTAGTTGCTGAAACAAAGGAACACAACCAGCGTATCTTGGGGCTGATCAAGCAAAAGCAAGATTCTGAACTGGAAGGTAAATCCATCGAAGAGCTGGAGAAGCTCTTGAAGTAATGCCAATTTCTATACGTTCTTTGAAAACATTTAAGAAGCAAAATCCAACCGCTTAAAGGAAGGAATGAGCACGAAGTTAAAATCGAACAGGTCCAATAACCACCTGGAGCGGCAATGGTCGGGAGAGTCCTCAGTGACATGGGGATTATGTCACTCTCCCGTAATATGACAGTATAGCTCAACTGGATAGAGTACGGCAATACGGATGCCGGGGTTGGGGGTTCGAATCCTTCTACTGTCACTAATTAAATTTAAAGTATTCGTCCGTACGGTAGAATGAACTGAGACAGATACTCAGAGAGATTGACAAACGAGGGTCCAGCTGAAAACCTTCTTATTAATAGGTAAACACCATATATTGATAAGTAAACGCTGGAGAATGGCGGTATAGCTCAGTTGGTAGAGCAGGATAGGTGATCAAGGGAAATACCCGTAGATGTACGCCCCGTCGGAGGTTCGAGTCCTTCTACCGCCACTACATTGAAAATGATATGAAAGAACATACATTAAAAGTTGGTTTAAAAATTCTTGAAGAGCGAGATGATGATCAAAAGACACTTGATAAAGTAGAAGATGCTTTGAAGAGAGAAGATGCTTATTTTGTAGTTAAGACAGGACAAGGCAATAGTCTATTAACTATAGATAAAGTAGTGATTGTACGAAGAGCATTGGATCATTATGCAGCATATTTGAAAACCCAAATAATTTTTGCAAACCAACAAATAGAAGAACTTGACGATTATGAGAACGCAAGATGAAATAGTTGCCCGTATTGATGAAATCAAGGAATGGGATATCTTTGGATTCCAAATCGGAGATCTGATTTACTGTTTGGATTATGAACACGCCAAAAAATACCTCAAAGAAGGTGATGAGGGCCCTACAGAAAATGAATGGTCTGAACATGTTATTGAACCTACTGAGGAGAATATCAAAAAGACAATGAAAGAGTACATGGAGTTTGCCTGGGACAAAGCCAATAATTGTCGGGGAATGTCTGCTAGCCGATCCATGTCACACTACATGGCCTGGATTTGGTTGCTGGGAGATGAGGAAGTTGAGTACTTTGGGGATCTTGAAAGCTATCAATATTATGGCAAGGACAATCTAGTCAAAATCTGTGAACGCTATGGCTGGGATCATACCCAATGGGATGACGGAATAAGAAGTAATAGTGAATATTAAAGATAAATTGTTATGGACTATGAAAAAGACATGCACATTGATGAGGAAGCTCTAGATGTGGAATTACTAAATCAGCCAGAAAGGGTGTATAAGTACAGCAAACTCCTGGCCGAAGCAAAACAAGAATTGGAATTGGCCAAGGAAAACCTGTCCCTGGTAAAAGCCGAAATCGATTTGGATATTCGGGATAATCCCGACAAGTACAAGCTGCAGAAAGTCACAGAAACAGCTATTACCAATATCATTCTCTTGGAAGAAGAATACAAGGAAGCCCAGGCCCGTCTGAACAAGGCCATGTATGAGGTAAATGTGCTTCAGGGTGCTGTGTATGCTATCAATGATCGCAAATCTTCCCTGGAGAACCTGGTAAAGCTACATGGGCAGGATTACTTTGCCGGACCATCTATCCCCCACAATCTCTCTGAACTTAGAAAGGAGAAGCAAGAGGAGCTCCATCACAATATTGGCAAATCAATGAAACGTAAATCATCTAAAAAATAAGTACTTATCATGGCAAAAAAGAAACAGAGTATGTTCGGCGGCAGGACCCGCAGGAGCATGGAAAAATCCACCACGAATTATGGTTACCTGAACCTGGCTGAAGATGTAAATATGTTCAAGCCCGAGGGAGCAACAGAAGTCGTTTTCGACATCATCCCCTATCCGGTGACGGACAAGAACCACATGGACAATAAAAAGTATGCTGATGATGCCGTTGTAGGTGAACTCTGGTGGAAGCGTCCGATCAAGATTCACCGCGATGTTGGGCCAGAAGGTGTGACCGTTATTTGTCCTACTACCATCGGAGAAAAATGTCCCATCTGTGAATACGGAGGAAAGCGCAGGAAAGAAGGAGCTGATTGGAATGATGAACTCAAAGACATCTTCCCCAAAAACAGGACGCTATTCCTGATTGTACCGGTTGATGCCGATGAGTGCGAGGTCGATTATACTCCTGGGGAAATTCATGTCATGGACCAGAGTGACCATAACTTCCTGGAATTTCTCGATGAGGAAGTGGGAAGGGATATCGACAATGAGGATTTCCCCAATCCATATAATGGAAAATCCCTGCAGGTTTACTTCCGCAAAAAGAAGCTGGGAAAGAAAGTCACATATGCTGAAGCCTCCAAAATTGATTTCATTGACCGGGAGGAACAGTACGATGATGATTTTATGGCAGAAGTTCCGAGCCTGGACGATATGATGATTATCCACACCTACAAGGAACTGGAAGCCCTGTATTTTGGCATGGGAGAGCTGGATGATGATATTGATGATCAAGAGCTGGAAGAGGAACCCAAGGAAGAAAGGCGCAGGAGTTCCCGGTCCCGTTCCAGAAAAAGTGAGGATGAGGAAAAAAAGCCCAGTGCCCGAACCAGAAAGACTCGATCAAAGCCGGAACCGGAAGAAGA